TGCCGGCCTTGCCAGTAGGCGCCGCCCGCCACCACAGCGGCCAGCAGCAGCGACCAGGGCAGCGTCATGGGTAGAACACGCGCCGCCCACTGCGCGGCGGCCGCAGCTGCACGTGCGCCCAGCCCTTTGTGGACGCCGGGTGCTCCAGCCACAAGGCCAGATCCCGCAGCACGGTGTCGGCGTTGGCCAGCAGCCACTCGTCGAGGTCGCCATCGGCGTCGTACAGGTCGATGGCCAGGCACTGCATGTGCAGGCTGCGCGGCGCGGCGCCGGGCGTGGCGCCGTTGATCTCAGGCGGCCGCCAGCCGCTGCTGACGATGCTGCCCGTTCGCGGGTTGCTCTCCAGGCTCACGCCGGCCGTCTTGGCCAGCACCAGCAGGGCGTTGGCCGTTTCGACGGTGCGCGCCGCGTTGGCCCGCAGATCGCTGCCCAGCAGGTGGCCGTGCGCTCTGTCGCGGCCCATGTAGTAGTCGGCCAAGGTGATCATGATTTCTCTGCCTCCTGCAGATCGCCGTGCGCCGAGTCCACGCGCGTACCCGCCGGCGCGGCGTAGCGCCACCGCCAGGCGCCGGCCAGCAGGTACACGGCAACGCCAAGCGCCAGGGCGAACTTGCCCGCCTCACCCGGTAGGAACAGGCCGCCGGCCAGCCCCAGGCCTATGACGAGGTGTGAGCCGAAGACGGCCGGGTCTGTGACGCCGCGCTGCATCTGATTGACGCGGCACAGCACGCTCCACAGGCCCGCCATCAGCAGCATGGCCGTGCACACGGTGATGGTCATGGTGAATCGCCCTCATTGCGCCGGGGTTCCGCGCGGCGTCGCAGGCTCCACACCCATCGCGCCACGTCTACCCAGCTATGCCCGATCGCCGGCAGCAAAAACGCCACCGGCAGCAGCAGCCCCGTGGGCTGCACGACTGCAGCCGCCGGGACCATGGAACTCAGCACGCCGGTCAGCACCTGCGCCGTGGGCACGGTGATGCCCAGGGTGGCCACCAGCGAGGCCACCACGAAGGTGACGAGGTGCCCGCGCGACACCGGCGGCATGCGCCACACACCCACCATCACGCCGCCGAACCAGCCCAGCATGATGGCGCCGTAGGCACCGACGGCCAGCGCGAAGTCGGGCCCCAGGGCGGCCGTGGCCAGCAGCACGGCCAACGACACGATGCCGGGCACTTGTTCATCGGGCGCCATGGCCACCTCCATTTGGTTGTTTGAGCCGCTGCGACATCGCCGCGGCCAGCAGCAGCAGCAGCCACAGGCCGATGGCGCCCAGCGGCACGTCGAAGCGGGCGCTGCACTGCTCCTGCCCCGGCAGCACCGGCCATGGCGCGGCCAGCCACAGCATCGAGCAGCCGACGGTGAGCGCCTGCCACACTGCCACCAGCGCGGCGCAGGCCCACACCCAGCCGCTGCGGTAGGCGTTGCAGACCATGCCCAGCAGCACCAGCACCACCATGGCCTGGCTGATGTTCCAGACGTCGACCTGCGCGTCGATGGCGGCCTGTTTCCAGGCGTACTGGGCCACGCCACCCACCAACAGCAGGCCGGCAGCCTCTGGCAGGTAGCGGCGTGCCGGCGTCATCGCGGCGTACCCGGGCGCGGGCCGCCGCCGCTGAGCGGGCGCAGCAGCGTGTCGAGCCAGGGCTCACCGGGCACGCGCATGCGCAAGGCGGCGAACAGGATGCCGGCCACAGCGCCGGACAGGAAAAGCAGGGTTTCGATCATGGGAGGGCTCCAGGGTTAGCGTTTGATCAGGGTGACGTACAGGTCGGGCGCCTTATGGATGACCGGCTCGTAGAAGACAAAGACGCTAGGCTCGTCGCCTTTCCAGTAGCCGCCGATGCGGTATGTGGTGCCAGCGACAACATTGAAGCGAGCCGCGAGCGTGTATGCCGCCCGCGTGCGGGTCATTGACGAGGTGGCTTGCACCTTGTTCAGGTCCGTAAGGTCGGCCGCCGGGAAGAGGTATTCGCCGTCACCTAGACTTGTCAGCGCCGAGGTCGGCTGGCAGGCAATGCCGACTGTCCCGATGCCCCAGTCGCCGGCACTCGCACTTGTCAAAGAGCCGTCCAACTTCATGGTGACTTCAGCCACCGAGTTCACCGACGGCGTGAACTCAACCCCATCCATCAGCACTGGGCCGCCGCGGTCTCCTTTGGGGTAGGAGCTGGCGCTGGTCGGCACAGTGAGAATTTCTGTCGCCGCCGCAGCAGCAAGCCCACCCGTCCCCACCGGCACCTGCACCCACGCCGAGCCGCTCCAGCGGTTGATGCGGTTGCCGTTGGCCGTGTCGATCCACAGATCCCCCACCGCCTCAGCCGTGGGCGCGCTGGTGCCCACGAAGGTGCGCACCTTGCCGTCGGCCGTGGCCTGCGCGGTGGCGGCGCTGCTGATGGCCGTGCCGATGCGCGTGTCGGCGGCCACCACCCAGCTGCCGCTGGTGTAGCGGTACTGGCGCAGCCCGTCGTCGGTGTCGAACCAGATATCCCCCTCGCTGGCCGAGCCGGGCGCGGTGGTCTGCCAGAAGCTGTCGATCTTGCCGTCGGCGGTGGCCTGCGCGGCCGCGGCGCTGGCCAGGGCGGCGGCGATGCCGGCATCGCGCACGTCCACCCACGCCCCACCCTCGCGCACATACCGGCGGTTGCCGTCGTCGGTGTCGACCCACTCGTCGCCGTTCTGCACGCTGCTGCCGCTGGGCGCGCTGGCCTGGCGCCAGATGATGGGCGCACGCCGCCCGCTCACCAGGTGCGTGATCTGCCGCCACGGGCTGCGCATGCCCAGCGTGTTGACGGCGCGCGCGCGGATGGCGACCAGGCGGCCGATGCGTTGGCCGAAGACATCCGCCGCCACCGCCCGGCCGGCCAGCGGGGCGATGGTGGGCCAGTCGCCGGTGGGCAGGCCGCCGTACACCTCGGCCACCTGCACCTCGATGCCGCCGCTCTGGCGCACGGCCTCGCTGGCCACGGCGTCCCACGTGACGCGGATGCGGGCCATGCTGCTGCCGTCGACCTGCGCCACGCCGCCGCTGGTGGCGGCCAGGCCGGTGATGGCCGGCGGCGCCGTGGGCCGCGGCAGGCCGGTGTTGGGCGACGTGTTGAGCAGGTCGAAGACGGCGTCGGGCGTGTAGATGGCCGCGGCGGTTTCGCGCAGGGTGAGCAGCACGCCGCCGGTGAGGCTGAAGCGCCAGCCCATCACCTCGAAGAGCTTCCCGGCCCAGCCGAAGCGCGGCAGGGTGACGCTGACCACGTCGAAGAGCTCGAGGCTGTACGCCCGCAGGTTGCACGGCAGCGTCAGCGTGAGGCCCTCGCGCGCCTCGCGCAGCAGCACGCCGCACACGTGCTGCGCATGCACCGCGCGGGTGACGCCGCCCAGCTGCAGCTCGGTGGGCAGATCGCGGCCGTCGGCGGCCACGTAGCTGTCGGCGCGCACCTCGGGGCCGGGGGTCTGCACCCAGCCCTGGGCCGCGTCGGCGTAGGTGGGGCGCATGATGTTCACGGCGTCGGCCGTGGTGGCGCCGGGCGTCACCTGGATGGCCTCGGCGCTGGTGACCCAGTCTTCGGTGATGCTGGCCACCGGCGCGCGGTACACGCCCGCGCGCACGCTCAGCCGGCCGCCGGCCCAGCCCCATTGGCCGGCCATGGCCTCGCAGATTTCGCTCAGCGCTTCGTCGGGGTTGCTGTCGAGCGGGATGACGATGCCGGCCTGGTACAGCGGCAGCACCACCGGGCCGCCGCTGGGCAGCGCAAAGGTGGTCGACACGTCGCACGCATTGGCCGCTGCCGCGAAGGCGGGCTCGTTGATCTCGGCCGTGACGCAGCCGCCGCCGTAGGCGTAGAGCGCCCAGTCGCGGGCGATGAGCGCGGGGTTCTCCGTCCAGGCGGTGGTGCTGGTGCGCGGGTCGAACACGCGCGCGCCGCGCATGACGGCGGTGATGCTGGGCACGCCGCCCGGGAAGGCGTCTTGATCGAACTGCAGGGTTACCAGCAGGCAGGCGATGCCCTCGAAGCGGTCAGACGTCTGCACGGCCGCGCCCACCAGGGGCTGCAAGTCCGGGTAGAGGTTTTGGCCCGGGGCGCCGGTGAAGGCGCGCACGCGGGCCTTGCTGCTGGTCGTCTCGAGCTCGAACGACACGCGCCAGTCGCCGTCGATCGGCGCGCCGCTCACGCTGAAGGTGGTGCCGGCCAGCGAGCCGGCCAGGGTGATGTCGGTGGCCGAGTCGGTGCCCGGGTTGGTGGTGAACACTGCCACCGGCGTGGTGCCCGCCACTGGCACGCCGGGCAGCACCACGCTGCCCGAGCCGCCCGACACCGGCATCGTCACGGTGAGCGATTCGCGCGTGGTGATGGAGTACGGAGCGCTGGTGACGTTGCCCGAGCCGTCGAGCGTGACGGGCTTGTCGTCGAACCAGATTTCCTCGATGGCGTCGACCTGGTGGCCGGCCACCGCCACCACCAGCGTGTAGAACTCGCTGTTGGTGCCGTGGGTCTGCTTGAAGAGCACGCCGTCGACGTTGCGCACGCGGCCATAGACGCGGCTGCGCGCGGCCTGGGCGGTGGCGGTCATCACCAGGCGGTCGGACACGCTGGCATTGAACGCATCGCGCGCGGCGCGCTGCTGCTTGCGGCGCTGGTGGTTGCCGTAGCCGATGCTGGCCACCGCAAACGCCGTGTAAGTGAGCGTGGTGATCTGCGCCGCCGTCAGCACGCTGGTAGCCGTCAGCGTGTTGGTAGCGATCCAGGCTGCGACGGTTTCAGGCACTGGGCATCTCCATCGGCTGCGCCGTGCAGCGCCAGGCGCGCACCACGGCATCGGCCGGCACGGCCACCACGCCCAGCGGCGCCGCCGCGTGCCAGGCGGCACCACCCCACACGGCCAGCGCGGGGCGCTCGGGGTCGTGCTGGCTCAAGCCCACGTCACCCGGCTGGGCCAGCGCCACGGGCACCACGCGGCCGGCGCGGCGGATGGCCACGCCCGCCACGCCACCGAAGCGGGCCAGCACGCGCGCGGCCTCGGCGGCGGTGCTGTACGTGCCGCGCAGGTCGGCAGCGGGGTCGTGGCCCGTCACGGCCAGCACGGCGTCGGCGGCAAAGAGGCAGCAGTCGTGCACGCCCCACTCGAAGGGCTGCGCCTCGCGCGCGGCGAACAGGGCGGCCAGCCGCTCGGGCCAGTCGCGCAGGCGCTGGGTGGGCAGGTGCGGGCTCATTGGCGGAAGTAGGCCGCGGCGGGCCAGCGGTCCTGCACCTGGGCCTGGCTGAGCACGTAGCGCAGGCTGGTGTCGCCGGGGTGCAGGCGCTGCTGGTCGCCGTCGGTGTAGCGCAGCGGCTTGGGGCGGCGGAAGGTGTCGCCGCGGTGCACGGCCACCACGCCGATAGTGCAGTCTTCAGCGCCGTGGCTGATGGGCATGCTGTCGAGCGTGCCGGTGAAGATGGTCGGCGCGTCGAGCACGGCGTGGGTGGTGGGGTCGAGCACCACCAGGCGCAGCACGCAGCCGGTGCCGCGCACCTGCTCGCTCAGCGCCAGGGCGATGCTGTCGAGCGGCACGCCGCTGAGGGTGAAGCGCAGGCCCTGGGTGCTCTGCACTTCGTCGGTGACGGCCTCCACCGCGCCGAGCGTGCCGGTGCCGAAGTAGAGATTGCCCGCCCACGAGATGGCCACGCTGCCGGTGCACAGGCGCACCGGCGGGTCGAAGGCCAGATCGAGCAGCAGCGCCATGGGCACCACCGGCCCGGCCAGCACCGCCTGCGCGGGCGCGGCCACGCTGCGCATTACCAGACCTCCACGAGGTCGAGCGCGGTGCTCTCGATGACGCCCGGGCGGCGCACGGGGCCGGCCTGCATGGCGGGCAGCACCATCTCGCAGCTGGGGCGATACCAGGTGACGGGGCTGTTGATGGCGATGGTGCCGCGCACGCGGTTGATGAGCGGAATGTCGCCGGTGCCGTCGTCGAGCAGCGTGTAGTCGCTGGCTACTTGGAAGAGCTGGCCGCCGCAGCCGATGAAGTCGCCCGCGCGCAGGGTAGGCGAACCGGCGAACGCCGTGGCAGCCGGCGCCTGCTCAAACTGCACATTGTCCGCGCCAAACGAGGATGCAGCGGGCCCACTTGAGCGCGCGCTGCAAAACAGAAAGATGCCAGCCTTGACAGCCAGCGGCGGCGCAACGGCTGACACAACGAGCCGCTGAAAACTCCCGCCCTCACCAGCCACGCTAGTGGTGTTGCCGGTTATCTGCGCGCCGCCAGCGTCGTACCACAAGACCTGCGCACTAAGCGTGACGAATGGCCCGATCATGCTGGCCGCCAGCGTGTAAGGCGCGCCGGCTTGCACGGGGATGTCGAGCTTGTAGATGCCGATGCGGTCAGAGTCGGAAGCTCCGAGCGCGGTGCAAAAAACGCTCTGCGAGCGCGGGCTGAGCACGCCAGAAAAGTCGGACACTGCCACCACGCCGGTGGCACCTGCCGAGAACACCGTCCAACCTACCGCCAGGTCAACAATGTCGATTTCCATGCCGCCGCCGTTGATGAGGTTGGGCGCGGAGACGGCGCCCTGCACTCTGAGCAACGTGTCGCCGCGAGCGCCGGCAGTGCGCACGGTGACGTTGCCGCGCAGGCTGCCGCGCGGCACGCCGCCGGTGTGGAACGGCCACACGCGCACGCGCTCGACGCCGCCGGCCAGGGTGTTGGCGAAGACGCCGACACCCCGCGGGTCGTGCTGAAACTGCGGCGCCAGGCTGCAGCTGAGCACCCAGCGCTCGCCGATGAAGTCCACAGCCTGCAGCGTGCCGTTGAACGGGCTGGCGAACTGCGCGCCCGACTTGCGCAGCGACAGCTCGGCCGCCTGGGGGATGAGGCCTGCCGGCCAGTCGATGGTGGCCATGGCTACAGCACCCGGGCGGCGCGCAGCCGCTGCATGATGGTGGATTCGACGTGCTGCATGCCCAGCTGCACGGCGTTGGTGACTTCGCCGCGGGTGACGCCGGCCGCCACGTTGACGGTGACGGCCATGCCGCCCAGCGCGTGGTTGGGCACCACGGTGCCGGCTGACGCCGGCATCACGATCTCGGGGCCGCGCTCGCCCACCAGGTAGGCGCGGCCGGCCATCACTGGCCCACCGTTGGCACGGGCGCCCCCGAACACGCTGGAGCCGATGAGGCCGGCCAACCCGCCGAACTCGCCCGTTTTGCCGTAGTTGCCGAAGAGCGCCTCGCCCAGCTTGGCGGCCAGCGCCTGGGCCACCATGCGCTGCAGCAGGTCTTGCCAGATCTGGCCGATGTCGTCGGCGTTGCCCTTGATGACCTGCAGCACGCTGTCGCCCAGGGCGTCTTGAATGTTGCGGGCGGCCTGGCTGGCAAACTCGCTCACCTGGCGCAGCGGCTCGGCCAGCTTTGCGAAGTCTGGAAACTTGAAGTCCAGCAGGCTTGTGGAGATTTCGTCGACGCCTTTGCTGTACGTGCGAAGCCAGGTGTTCAAGCTGATGAACTCCTGGGAGAACAACACGTCGGCCCGCGCCCGCTGCTTGCTGAGTCGCTCCTGCTCGGTGCTGAGGCTTTCGGTCAGACGCAGCCCCTCGGCCCGCAGGACGTTGAGCTCTTCTTCAATCTTGGCCTCGCTGCGCCGCACATCGAGGCCGCGCGCCAGCGCCAAGGCCTGCGCGGCGACGCCCTTCTCGATCACGCCGTAGAGCCCGCGATTGATGGCAATGCGCAGCTTTTCTTCTTCGCCCACCTGCCGCGTGGCCAGCAGCTGGTCGCGCAGCTGGTCGACGTAGCGATCGAGCGCGATGGCCTGCTGGCGTTGCCGTTCGCCCGCTTTCTCATCGATGAAACCCAGGCTTTCCGTCTGGCGCAGCCGCCCGCCCCCCTCGTTGGCCGGCCGGCCTTTCTTGTCGGCCAGCGTGATCTTCTCGAGCTGCGCCAGGTAGTCGGCGGCGGCCGACTGCAGGCGCTCGTAGTTGCGGATGGTCTGGCGCGCAGAGTCTTGGGCCAGGAAGCTGCCCTGCCCGCCGGCCAGGGTGGCACGTGCGCGAGCCACAGCAGGCTCCATGCGCTCGGCGGCCGTCCTGAGCCCGTCGATCTGCCCGCGCAGTGCGCCCAGGTCGGCCTGCTTGGCAAGGCCGGCAAAGAAGCCGCCCGGGTTGCGGGCCGCCTGATTCAGCACTTCCAGCAGGCTGTTCATCGACGGCAGCAGCGCGCCCGCCACCGCACGGCCCGCGTCGGTGGCATTCTTGGCGAACTGCGCCAGCTTGATGTTGAAGGCCTCGGCCTCGGCGGCTTGCTTTTCGGTGACGGTGGCGTTGAGCTCGCCACTCTTGGCCAGGTCGGCCAACAGCGGCGCCACCTGGCTGAGGCTGCGCCCGAACAGCTCCATGCTGGCCCGGGCCTTGTTGCCGTCGTCCGGGAAGCGCGCCAGCGCCACGGCCGTCTGGCGAAGAGCCTCGGCCGGGTCTTGGTCTCGCAGATCCGCGAGGCTCAAGCCCAGGCGCCGGAACACCTCGGCCGCGGCGCTGCCAGGCTTGGCGCCGGCCAGCGCCTGGTTGAACTTGACCAGCGCTGCCTGCACGGTTTCGAAGCTCGTGCCCGTGCGGGCCGCCACGTCCTCGAGCGCGCTGAGGTTGCCAATGCTGGCACCGGTGGCGTCCTTCAGGTCGTTGAGCCGGTCGATGCCGTCGACCACCTGCTTGAAGTAGGCCGTGAGCGACACGCCGCCGAGCACAGCCGCCAGGCCGCTGGCGACCGCTGAGAAGCTGCCCGTGAGGGCTTGCGCCTGGCCGCTGAGCTGCTGCAGCCGACCGCGAACGGCCTGGAACGCGCCAGCGGTCTCGTCGGTGGCGCCGATGGCAATGCGTGCGCGGGTCATGCGTCAGGCCCTCCCGGCAGCAGCGCCATGAAGTCGTCCACCGAATTGATGCCGGGGTCGGCAGGCGCGTCGTCCCAGGGGTCGGGCGGCATGAAGTCGCGCGGCGCCCAGGTGCGCGCATCGCGCCGGCGCAGCGCGCCGTTGGTGGCAGCGGCCAGAAGCTCGGCGTGGCGCAACGCATCCCAGCGCGGGCCGATGCGGTGCGCGTCGAGCCAGGAGTGCCACTCGTGGAATTCCTGCGCGCTGAGGTTGCGTTCGAGCCATGCGACGGTGCATCTGAGGTGACTGGCCAGCTCGTAGAGCGCGCGGCGCTGCGGGCTGGCCTTCAGCCGTTTTTTGGGGCATCCAGGCCAGTGAGGCGCAGCGCACAGTCGGCCAGGCGCAGGCCGGCTTCCTGGTGGCGCTGCACGAACGCTGCCCACTGCGCAGCGCTGTAGACCGGCTGCTCGTCAGCCGCCAGCACGCACAGGTGCAGCACCAGCGGCAGCACCTCGAGTGCGGCGCGCTGGGCTGCGTCTTCTTCAGCCTCGCCCGGCTGCGCCTCGCTGTAGCGCCGCCGCGTGGCGTCGAAGCGCGCCAGCCGCGGCATGTCCATGCCCCGCACCAGCACCGTGCCGCCTATCTCGGGCACGTCGACCTGCTCTTCGGGCAGCACCACCGGCGCGATGGCCTCGCGGCTGATCAGCATGCCGGCCCCTTCAGGTGGCGTAGGTGGTCGGGTCGCTGAAGAAGCTGACGCTGATCTCGCCGCGCAGCGTGCTGTCTTCCACCGTGGGCACTTGGCGCAGGCTCCAGTAACCGTTGGCCACGATGCGGCTGCCGTTGCTGAAGATCATGCGCAGCGCCACCGGCGTGGCGCCGTCGCTCGCCGCCAGCACCGGCGCCCACCAGCCGAGCGCCGGGTCATAGAACACGGGCAGCGTCACCTGCACAGGGGTGCGGGTGGTCGGGATCTGCTTCTGGATGGTGTCGGTGAGCGTGGTGATGTCGGCGAACTGCGGATCACCACCGCTGACGCTGAGGCCGGCGGTGATCTGAGAGATCGAAGTCCAGGCCGTGATGCGCCGCACGGTGCCCGTGCCCGTGCCCGTGGGATAGAACGCCGTGCTGGTGGTGTTGATGCCCTCGAACGTGATGTTGTCGGTGGCGACGTTGCTCACGCGCACGATGCGGCCGTTGAGGCGGTCCCAGCCCGAATTGACCTCGAGGAAGTCGCCCACGACGATGCCGTGGCCGCTTGCGATGGTGGCCACCGCCGCGGCGGCGTTGGTGATCGCCGTCATGTTGGACGCCGAGCCGTAGGTGCTTGCGATGGCGACCAGGGTGCCTGTTGAACGGGTGATGGCCATGGTGTGGCGCTCCTTTTCAGCTCAAGATGACGCCCGGCGCAGCCGGGGCGACGAAGTAGACGCACTGCAGCTGCAGCGTGATTCGGGTGACCGCGGCTTCGCCCTCGGTGGCGGCTTCGCGGTTGATGCCGGCGAGCTGCAGGCCGTGCGGCAGCGGCTCGGCAAAGAGCAGCGCCAGGCCGGCCTCGGCCAGCGTGTGCATGGCGTCGTCGGCGTCGGCCACGGCGCGCAGGGTGTACTGGGCATCGACCGCCAGCGTGTGGCGGTTGATCTGCTCGCCGATGGTGCTGATCTCGACCTGCTCGTCGGCCGCGAACAGGCGCACCGCGGGCAGCTCAGCCTCAGCCCAGGGCCACAGGCGGCTGGTGCGCACGCCGCCGGCGCCCAGGGCCTGCGGCGCCAGGCGCGCGGCCAGAGCGTCGACCACTTGAGCAGCTGCCAGCGCCATGGCTCAGGCCCGGGCCAGCACCAGGCGCAGCAAGACGCCGTCCGGCGGCTCTTGCACCACTTGGCGCACGGTGTAGGTTTCGGAGCCCGCGACCAGCAGCTGCTGGCCCGGGGCCGGGCCCACCGCGGTGGTGGGCTCGAGCAGGAAGGTGGGCCGCTGCGTGAGGGTGTCGAACTCGTCGACGCTCTCCAGATCGAGAATGCCCCGCACCGCAACGCCCGCCAGCACCGCAGTGCTGGCGAATGCGTCGAAGTAGGCGCTGAGGTTCTCGCCCTGCATGGCCGCTGCCTGCTGCGCCTGCTGTCGATCAGGTGGTGAGCGCGTCGACCATGGCCGAGAAGCTCTCGGCACGGCGCACGGCGATGTCCACGTCTTGCAGCGTGACCACACGCACGGTGCCGGCGGTGCTGCCGGTGTAGGGGTCGACCATCAGGTCGAGGCCGCCCCACATGCCGATGATCAGGTCGGCGAAGTTGCCGAAGATGATGGCCGAGCACACAGCGCCCGAGCTGCCCTTCACCAGGTTGCTGGGCACCGCGTTGGTGACTTCGGCGCGGTAGCCGTTCAGCGGCGTGTTGCCGGCTTCCCACAGGAACTGCGCCGTGGACGAAGCCTTCTCCACCGTCTTGAGGCGGCCACGCACGCGGGCGTTGGTGAGGTAGCCCAGCGTGCCGATGTCGGCGTTGTCTTGCGCGACCTCGGTCTCCAGCGCCACGATGTTGGCGAACGACGGAACCGCGCCGTTCGTGCCACCTGCCACGGAGCCGATGCCCACGACGTTGAGGATGCCGCGCGGCTCAGCGCCCGAGCCCGAGCCGTTGATGCCGGCACGCTGCAGCTCGAGCGCCAGCACCGTGGCCAGGTCGCCACGCACGAAGGCCTCGACGTCCAGGCTCGACTGCAGCAGCAGCTTGCGGCTGATGTCGGTGAACGCGCCCATCGTCTTGGGCGACATCGTCACCTGATCGAAGGCCTGCTGGCTTTCGGTCGGGGCGGCGTTTTCTGCCACCCAGAAAGCACCGCCGGCGCCGGTGGCGCGCGGGATGGCGATGTTGCCCGACAGGCCCGTGAGCATCTGCGTGCCCATGCCCATGAGCACCATGCGGTTGCGCAGCAGCTCGATGAAGTCGCCGGCACGCAGATCGGTGGCCACGGTGTGGCCGCCCGCCGTGGAGGTGCCGACCAGCAGGTCGCGGCGCAGCACGTCGGTGGGCACCATGATGCCGCGCGAGGCCTTGCCCGACTTCTCGGCAGCGGTGCGGCCGACTTCGATCTCGAAGGCCGCCGCCTCTTGCGCGCTGCGGTGGCCGGGGTTGGCCAGGGCGTTGAGCGCGCGCACGAAGCTGAAGCGCTGCACTTCCTTCTGCGTGAGGCCGATGTCGGTGTTGGGCTTGGTGGCCTTGGCCAGGTGGGCCATGGCCTGGGCGCGGAACTCGTCGAGCGGGGTGCCCGCACGCACGGCGGCCTGGGCCAGCTTGTCCACGCCCTGGGCGCGGAACTCTTCGCCGATGGCGATGATGGTGTCGACGCGGCCGCGCTCGGCGGTGGCGCCCTGCTGCCGCTCGGCGGCGGCGTCGATGACTGGATCGGACATGGTGGTAACTCCACGGGTGGCGGCCAGCGGTGCGCCGGCCTTGGGTTGGGTAGCGGGGCTGGCAGCACCAGCAGCTGCGGCGTCGGCACTGCGGCCGACACCGACGGTGGGATCGGCCGGCACGCTGACGAGAGAGACCTCGTAGGGCTCCCACGACTTCACGCGGTAGGTGCCGACACCGTCGCGCTCTTCCTCGAGCACGGCGTCGTGGATCACGTAGCCCACCGACACGTTGCGGCGGATGCCGTCGATCACGTCCTGGAAGACCTCATTGGCGCGCGCGCTTCTCCCGAAACGCACCACGGCGCGGGCCACCCGGTCCTTGCCGATCTGCACCTGTTCGATCACCCCGACCTGGTCGCGGCTGTCGTGATCCATCAGCAACGGGCCGCCCTTGGTGAGGCGGTCCATCTTGATGCTGCTGGCCTGGTGGTCGAGCACCTCGATGCCCCAGCCACGCTCATATGGCTCTTCACTGCTGAAGGCCAGCGTGACGGTGCGCGCCTCTTCGTCGACCGCGGCGCGGTCGCCGCCGAGGCTTAGCGCGCGGGTTGCGCGTGTACCGGGTGCGTAGCGGGTTTCGAGGGCTTGACCATCCATGCCTGGCATGCTCGCCAGACACGCGGCCGCCGATAAGGCAAACGGCGGCCGCTGTCAGCCCAGCGCGCGGCAGAGGATCAACGCCTCTTCCTCTTCGCGGTTGATGAACTCGCTGAAGTCAGGCGCAGGCGTGCTCAGCAGCGGCCGCCGGCGGCGCGGCAGGTTGGTGCCGCCGGCCATGGGCGGCGGCGGCGGCGGCGGCACTGCGCGGGGCTGCAGCAGCAGCAGGTAGCTGGTGTGCAGCATGGCCGCCGATCAGGCGAAGAAGATATCCCCGACCACATCACCCGCCGTCACTGCGGTAGCGTCAGCGTCGGCCGAGCCGGTCACGATGGAGCGGCTAATGGCGGTCGTGAACGCGATGCCCAGCGGGAACGAACACACGGCCTTGTCATTCGGCGGAATGCCGATGGTCTGCGCCACCGCCGCGCCGGCTGTAGCTGACGCCACGTTGTGCAGCTTGACATAGCGCCACGATGCCGTCGTGTTGCTCAGGCACCAGCCGTACACCCGGCCCGCGGTTGCCTTGATCTGCGCCACGTTGGTAGAACCCGCCGCGACGATGTGGTGGCCGGTCATCGCGCCGGTTGCGTTGGCACGAACCTGCATGCCCACGTCGCCGACCAAGTTGGTGCCGGCCGCCAGTGAGCCCGTGCCGATGTTGGCCGTAACCGTGCCGGTTACCGTTGTCGTGCCGCCCATGAGCTGCACGGGCGTGGCGTTCGTTGCGGCCGGGTCGGCGCCGCTGATTCGCACCTTGTTGCGCGGCTGGTCTTCCACCGACAGGAAGCCGATGGTGGCCGTGGTCGTGCTGGCCGGCGCCGTGCTGCCGTTCTGGATCACCAGGAACAGGTACAGGCTGACATCCTCGTCGGGGATGTTCGTGATTCGGCTGGCGCGCGGCGTCCACTGGAAGCCTGTGTTGCTGGCCGCCAGCGCGTCGGCGTAGCCCATGGACATGACATCGGTGCCGATCTGCCCGATGTGGCCCGGCGATGCGGTGGTGTTGATCGTCGCCGTGGTGTTGCCGCTGGCCCAGCCGCGGCGCTGCGCGTCGATCAGCGCGTTGGTGGCCGTGGTGCCGGAATACTCGGCGGCCATCCAGTTGAAGCCGTACAGCGTGAGCGTGCCGCTGCCGCTGGCAGGCCACGAAGCCACCGTGAAAGTGACGGTCAGGCCCGACACGCTGGCAATGGCGTAGCGGCCCGGAATGCCCACGCTCGACAGCACCGCCAGGCGCAGGGACTGGCCGACGTTGGCAGCCGTGAATGGGTTGGTCGCCGGGAAGGTGACCGTGACGCTCGTTGCGCTGTTGATCGTGTAGCTCAGACCCTCACCAACGAGGTCCGCCAGCTCGACGCGGAAGGTCTGGTTTGCGATCCGCTGCGAGAGGATGAGCTGATAGCGGGCCAGCATCGCGCCGCGGAAGGTGTCCACCGAGCGGAAGACGGTCTCCGCGTTTGCAGTGGTGCCGGTCGTGACGACGAGGTTTCCGCCCGATCGGCTCACGGCCATGCCGGCGCCGGTCTTCAGCAGCGACAGCTCGGCAGCAGCAGAGCCCTGTAAGCCCGAGCCGACTTCAGCGAAGCCCACGCGCCAGAAGAAGGGGCTCACCTGGGTCACGGGCACCGCGCCATTGCTCTGCGCCGGCTGCTTGCTGTTCATCGACTGCACGGCATCGCGCACAGCGGTAAGCAGCAGGTTGGCCGCCGCCAGCGTGGCATCGTCGGCCGCCTTGAACGGCGCACCCGTGCCCGGGTCGGACGGCAGATAGGCCCCGTGATGCTCGCCGCCGATCAGATGCGTGGCCAGCGGCACCAGCGCATCGTTGGCGTCTTTGGCCGGAATGTTTGACATGGCTTAGACCTCGGTGGTGGTGCTGCTGCTGATGCGGCCAGCGCTGTCGCGCTCGATGCGCGTGGTGCTGGTGCGGGCCGGCATCTCCAGCGCCACGTTGATGGCCGGCGCCGGCATCTGCGCCTCGAGGCTGACGTGCGGCGCGGCCACGTCCACCTGCACGGCGGCGGGCTGCACTTCGTTCACCACCGTTACCGAGGCCGGGGCCACGTTGACCACGGGCGCGGCCACGTTGATCACCGGCGCAGGGGCCGGCGCTTCCACGCGCAGCGCGAGCTCGACTGTCTTGCCTTCGGCCACGTAGCCGCGCGTCATGCGCATGGCGTTCTCCACGTCGGGGTTGCCGGCCACGGCCGGCTGGGCAGCGCGCCGGCGGGCGGCGGGCTGGTCGTCTTCGGGGTCGTCGGCGTCGTCGTCATCGCCCTGCTCGGCGCCGTCGCCTGGCGATGGCCGCGACGGCCGCGGGGTGGACGCCGCGGCGGGCCGCAGGCTGACGCCGAACTCGGCCGCCAGCTGCTGCTCGCGCTGCTTGGTGGCGAGCACGTCTTCGATGTCGACGCCGTTGCGGGCGTTGTAGTCGGTGACGGTGCCCAGGCCGTTGTCGATGGCCATGATGGCGGCCTGCACGTCTTTGAGCGGGTCGACCCAGCCCCAGCGGCGCGGCATCCACAGGTGCTGCTCGAACTTGGAGCGCTTGGCCAGCGGCAGCGCGCTCTCGCCGTTGCGGCTGATCTGGGTGATGGCGCCCGCCGCCAGGGCGTAGCGCAGCCACTGATCGAAGATGGGGTCGACGATCTGCTCGATGAACCAGTCCTGCAGCACCATCCACTCGTCGCGCTCTTCGAGCACGCCGCTGCGGATGCTGGAGAAGTTCACGCCCTCCAGATCGCTGGCCAGGCTGTTGTAGCTGACGCCCAGGCCGCTGGAGATGCCGCGCAGCGTGGCCTTGCTGAAGGCGTCGAACTGGTCGTGCGGGTAGGCGGGGTCGAAGGTCTCGAAGCCCACACCCGGCGGCAGCACGCCGAACTGGCCCGGCTCGGCGTTGGTGTAGGGCACGCCGTCGCTGGTTTTGCCGTCTTGCGGGATCTGGTCGGGCTCGGGGGTGGTGAAGAACCCCATCTTGCTGGCACCGATGCGGGCGGCGATGACGGCGGCCTCGCGGTAGCCGCCCAGGTCATTGAGGCGGCGCATGGCGGCGTGGGCCCAGGGCACGCCGCGGGTCTGCTCGGGCTCGAGCGGCAGGAAGACGTGCACGATCTGGTCGGCGGGCACGCGCTCGCGGTCGAGCGGGCCGGCCTGCACGCCGGTGGTGCCGGGCAGTTTGCGCAGCAGGTGGTAGGCCAGCGGGCGGTGGTCGGCGTCGACCTCGATGCCCATGATGATGGCGTTGCGGCCGGCGCCCACGTCGACGTTGTACCGGGTGTCGATGCGCTCGACGTCGAGCACCTGGATCTGCAGGCCGTAGGTGCCGCGGCCCGGGCGCAGGCGGATGAGCGCTTCCCCGTCGCGCGGCAGATCGGTGGCCACGGCGCGCATCAGGCTCCAGAAGCCCTGGCGGCCGGCCACGTCGCAGTTGCTCGGCTTGCACCAGCGACCGAAGTGCAGCTCCACGGCGGCGGCGGCCAGGCGGTCGAGCTGCTGGCCGTCCATCGGGCGGCTCTGCAGCACCATGTGCTGGCCGATGACGTTGTTGCGCACCATGCGCAAGAACTTCGCCATGTACTCGTTGTTTTTGGCCAGGTCGCGGCTGCGGCGGCGCAGGCGGTCCAGATCGCTCTTGAGCTCGTGGTCGATGCTGGCCTGGGTGGCGAGCCAGCTCTCCGTCAGGCGGTTGACGGCGGCGGCCTCGAACTTGCGCCGGTAGCCGGGCGCGGCCGCGGCGGGCTTGGCCTTGAAGATGCCGCGAAGGGTGCCGAAGAAGTTGGCCATGGTCAGAGCCTCACGACAAGCGAGCCAGCGCTGGGCAGGCCGCGGGCTGCCGCCTGCTGGTTGCGCACTTCCCAGCGGTAGCGGTCACGCACGGCCAGCAGCTCGGCCATGGGGATGAACTTCAGAGCGCGCTGCCCGATCTGCAGCTCGGACTGCGCGGCGGTGGCGCGGCCTTCGATGACGGCCTCGACCGCATCGAGCACGCGCTCGGCGTGGGTGCGGCTGTCAGCGCCGACGGCAGAGGTGGCGGGGTCGGCCTGCACGAGCAGCTGGCCGGATGCCAGGGTGTAGCGCTCGCCGGCCCTTTCGACCCAGCTGGCCCAGCCGTAGCGGCCGGCAGCCCAGGTGGCGGTGACGGTGGCGGCCACCTGCACTTTGTAGACGTCGCCCTCGGCGGTGGCGGTGGCGGTGTGCGGCACGCCGCTGCCCACGCCGGTGGCGCGGGGCGTGAAGCGCGCGCGCAGCACCCAGCCCGCGCTGGGCGGGTAGTCGGGCGCCGTGGCCGAGTAGTTGAGCGTGTCGCCCGCGATCAGGGTGTCTTGCATGGCTGGGCTCTCAGAGACTGGTGTCGCCCAAGATGGGCGGGTTGGCGCGCAGCTGCTGCACCTGCTGTTCGGGCCCCTGCAGCAGCACCATCACGGCGCCGGGCGCGCTGAAGGGCAAGCCGCCGCCCACGGTGACGATGACGGGGAAGGCGCCGACATACACGCCGTCTTCCTCGAGCGCCACCGCGGCGGCGTAGACCCCATCGGCCAGGCCGACAAACGAGCCGCTGCTGGTGTCGTCGAGCGGCAGGCCGCTGGGGAAGGTGTGCGCCTCGATCCAGTAGGCGTACTCGCGCGAGTTGCTGGCCGGGAAGCGCAGGCTTGGGTACATCCAGGCAGGCCCGCCGGAGCCAGCGCCGGGGATGGTGGAGCCCAGCACGCCGGTGGTGCACAGGCCCAGCCGCCGCTCGCCGCCGGGGTACTGCTGGTTTAGGTTGCGCAGCATGCTCAAGCCAACGTCAGGAACTGCGCGAAGATGCGGTCGTTGCTGACCACCGGGCCCGGGCGCGTGCCGATGATCACCAGGCCGGCACCGGCCACGCTGTGGCTGATGAGGGCACGGCCGGCGGCGTCGGTGGTGACGCTGCTGTTGACCGGGCCGGCGATGGCGCCGGGGCGGCCGGCCGGGCACCAGGTGAAGTACACCAGGGTGTTGGCCTTTGGGATGCCTGACTCGGCGATGATGTCGGTGAGGGCGGTGAAGGTGCCGGGAGGGGGCGGCGGCGGCGGGCTGCCTGCGTTGACCGTCAGCGTGGCATTGCTCGAGGTCGCAGCCGGCGCCGTGTCGCCCGTGACGACGACGCTGTACACGTCGCCGTTGTTGGCGCTGCCGCCCGACACCGTGGTGGCCGGGGTGGTGTAGCTGCTCGACGTGGCGCCGC